TCATCAGGCCAGGCCACGTTTTTGTCAGGTTTGCCCAAACCACCGTTGTAATATTTCACTGCTTCATACTGAATGGTCATTGAGTTTTGCATTATGCCAGCACCATCCGCGTAAGAATATTGATCATGATTCCAGCCAGTGATCAGCGGATTGATTAGCACATACCTCGCATACTTGTGTTGATCAAAACCGAAAATTTGAATGTCTTTGAAAAACGGAGGTTTACCATTGGCAGTGCTGGTACCGTCCAGATAACTTTCGCCGATAAATCCCCAATCGTTGATATTACCAATGCGATTTTGTTCGTAGATATCTCTAGCGTTGTAGTTGAAACCAGTTTGCTTTTGCTGTATCAACCCCAGTGCTCCATTGGTGGTAGGTACGTTGGCCACATAGGGCTGTCTGGGATCATTGTAGTAGTAACTGTAGTATTGATACCACATTTCTCTGATGCTGTCACCACAGTCATCATGAAAGGTCACGTTCACTGGTTCGTACTTGATACTTTTTTGAATTATGCGTTTACGATTGTACTGATTGAGTGTTTCAGATTCCACAGTGTATTTGGGTAAATCAATGGTTTTGACTGTGAGACTGAGATTAGGTATGTTCTGAGCTTGAAAAATCGGAACATTGGCCAACGCCGGAATCTGATCCACGTTTGGCGTAAACAGCACATGGAAAAGAAATTTGAATCTAGGTTTGAGTTCCCAACTATTTGTGGTAAAGGTCTTACTTGCGTGAGTGTAATCACGCAAGTAGGTGTTGGGTATAAAACCGTTGAGAAAATCTTGGCCGAAGGTAGGCACTAATAACCCTCCTTATGGAGTTGTACCTATGCCTGTCACAACATCTCCAAGAGTACGTCCAATCACTGCACCAATACCACCGCCACCTTGCTGACCTTGGTTGGCGTTGTCATAGGCAAGAGTGATAGTAATAGCAGCCGCTTCATTGGTACCATAGTTCATAGGACCGTAATCGCTAGTCTTGATATAACAGCCATACAACTCCCAACTTTCCAGGACCACTGGTTCATTGACTCCGTTACCGCCATCTAGTATTTCAAATCTAGTCAGGAACTTGTAATCAATACCGGCAGCAGCAGAACTCATTTCAAGGAAGTCCATTTGTTTCTGAATTTGCTCGCCAATCAATTTTGACACGTTACCATTGGCATCATCGCGAATTTCACATGTAACATCTTGCCAAGCATGACGTCCTGCCAATTTGATGGTACTGTTATAGATTGGCAATGCAATTTCTTCAAACTGCAAATTGGGACGAGTAAAACTTACAACCTGCTTGGTCAGCTCAGTTGTGGGTGTGCTGACTCCTAGATTTTCAAATATCACTCTGAAGCGATATCTCAGCTTTGGCATCAACAGGCCCTGGGTGGTTGCACTTTGATCGCTGGCCAAAGGCACTGTCATTTTGTTTAGTGATGAACTTGGCATGTGTGTCTCCTATGTTTATTTACCTTAGTCTAGAGCCGAAAAAAGGGCCCTGAGGCCCTTTCTTTATGCACCAGAGGCAATTTCTCCTGTGTTCTTGATTCGCAACGGAATGTAAATGAACTCCACTGCCTTGACCGGTTCAATAGCTACGTCCACCCAAAGTTCATTGCGATCAATTCTGGCAGGTGTGTTGTTGCTAAGGTCGCACACAACCAAATAATCATAAATGGCACGTTTGGCAATCAAATCGACCATCAAGCTGTTGATGGTATTGGTGATTTCATTGCGAGTGATCTGATCATTTGGTTCAAACAAGTACAGCTTGCCAATTTCTTCCAATCGGCCTCGCAAAAATGCAACCAAACGAGCAACATTGATACGATCCAGAGCTGAGGTAACTGTGGTTGAAGTTTTGTTACCAAAGTTGGTAATACCCACACCGGGAATAAATGTAATTGGATTTACATTGTTTTCGTATAAGACATCTCGCAGTGCTTGATTTACCGACAAGGGTTCAAATTCACCTGTGGCTGAATTGATCACTCCCAGTTGCAGTGCGTTGTCCACAATGCCTCGTCTGGTGCCAGCTGGAGCCAACCAAGGATAAGCTACTTCGTCGCTGCGTATGATGGTGCGCATCATCATGTGACTGGGAGGTTGCACCACTGTTTGCCCACTCAAATCTGTTGTGGTACAGCTGGGATAGAATGTTGCCATGTAGTTGCTGGTGGTAACCAAACCATCCTCTGTGCTCAATCCCAGGCCATTGTTGTTGGTAGCCCATGAAACCAAATCATTGGCATTGCCTGCCAAACGCATGGGTGTATCGCCCACAACAAACAAGGTGTTGTTGCGTTCGTTGCTCAGTGCAATCATATTGGGCATCAGCTCAGGATAGCCAGGTGTGGCAATGATAGTGTACTGAGCAGTGTCTTCTCTGGGCCCAGTTGAGGTATCAATGCTGCTCTTGAGAGCTTCCACAATCATTTGACGTTGTGCTTGACGACCTGCATACATAGAACCATTTTGTTTGAGACCACTGGCACTGAGCCATGTGTTCTTTTCCGATGGCAACGTGTCATCAGGGAAGCTGGTTGCATTGAAATAGTTCACTGCATAGCTTTTGACATTGTAACCAGAACGACGAGTGTTGAACAACAACATGCCTTGAGGATACAGTGCAGGATCCGGAGCATCAAGGTCTAGGTAATTGCTGGTCAGCAAGCTCACAAAGGTGGGAATTGGATCAGCAATGGGATCAGTAGTGCCATTGGGTGCCCAGCGAGCATCAGCAAACAAAATGCCATTGCTGGTTACCTGGTCTGTGGTGTCAATCTCTACCCATTGATCTACGCTGTATACAGATTGCCAACGATACAGTTTAGGATAATTTTCTAGATCACTG